TTGAGTCAGCAAAGACTGCTAAGAAGAAGAAATAATGCCAAAGAAAGCATATCAGAACCCAGAAGGTGGTTTAAACGCCAAAGGAAGGGCTTACTTCAAGCGAACAGAAGGTGCTAACCTCAAGCCTCCAGTTTCTGCTAAAGCGGCTGCAAAGTCGCCTAAAGCGGCTGGAAGGCGTAAGAGCTTCTGTGCAAGGATGGGCGGTGTCAAGGGTCCGATGAAGGATGAAAAAGGCAGACCTACAAGAAAAGCCTTAGCCCTCAAGAAATGGGATTGTTAAGATTTTACTTGACAAAACAGTGAAAACATGATAGGATAGCAAATGGCTTCGTTAAACTATATTCAACTTGTAAATGATGTGTTGATTCGGCTTCGAGAGCCAGAGGCTTCTTCTGTCTCCGATAACGCTTATGTTAAGCTCATTGCTCGTTATGTTAATGATTCTAAGCGTCAAGTTGAGGACTCTTATAACTGGAATGCTTTATCAGAGACATTGTCCGCTACAACAACAGCCGATGTATTTAACTATGTATTAACAGGTTCTGGACAACGCTTTCGGGTTATTGATGTTCTTAATGATACCGATAACTTCTTCGTTGAGAATGCTTCCACGATTTGGATGGATCAGCAGTTCTTGTTGACGACCCCACAAAAGGGTAGTCCAATGTACTATAACTTTAACGGGACAAACGCTAACGGAGATACTCAGGTTGATCTGTTTCCAATCCCTAACGGTGCTTATAACCTTCGCTTTAACATTATTAAGCCACAAGTACCTTTAGCAGTTAACGCTGATACACTTCTAGTTCCTGACGAGCCAGTCATCTTAGGTGCATTAGCTAGGGCGCAAGCAGAGCGTGGTGAAGACGGCGGTGTGCAGTCTGGTGAGACTTATGCTTTATATCGTCAAAGTTTAGCGGATGCTATTTCATTAGAATCAAATCGCTATATTGAAGAATCTCAGTGGAACTGGGTCTAATGGCTAGTCAACTACAGACATCGTCGATAGCAGCACCGGGGTTTTATGGACTCAATCTACAAGAGAGTAGTATTACTCTTTCTTCTGGTTATGCACTAAAAGCACAGAACTGTGTGATCGATAAATATGGTCGTATCGGTGCAAGACGAGGATGGACTACAGTAAACTCTGCAGTTAATACTGACTTAGGTTCTGGTAATGCAGTAGAGTTTATATTTGAATTAGTTGATGGTGGTAGTAATCAAGTGTTAAGTGCTGGTAATAATCAGTTATTTGTCGGAACTACTACGATGACTACTAAGACAGTGCGCAACACTACTAACAGCGGTAACGCTACTTATACTATTACAGGTAATAACTGGCAGGGTGCTGCCATGTCTTATGGAGATGTTACAGACTTCCAGCCTCATGTGTATTTAGCACAAGCAGCACACCCTATGTTAGTGTATCATGAGTTACCTGTTTCTGGTAATCCCTTTAGTTCGCACGATAGCGGTACATTTGGCTACCAGCGTGTAGGAGATGACGCTAAGTTACCTTCTAATCATAGCACAGCTACCTTTATGCCTAGCTGGGTAATTTCTGCTTATGGCAGAATCTGGTGTGGTGGTATCTCAGGAGACACTCAGACTGTCTACTTCAGCGACTTACTAGCTGGTACAGACTTCTTAAATGGATCTTCTGGGTATTTAAACCTGCAAGAAGTATTGCCTAATGGAGATCCTGTAGTAGCTGCTGCAGCACACAATGGATTTATTATCTTCTTTGGTCGTAAGAACATAGCAATCTATGCTAATCCCTTAGACACAGGAGCATTAACTCTTGTTGAGGTTATTTATAACGTAGGATGTATTGCTAGAGATTCCGTACAGAACATTGCAACAGATGTATTGTTTTTATCTGACTCAGGAGTTCGTAGTCTACAGCGAGTAGTTCAAGAGAAGTCCATGCCAATGCGTGATATTTCTAAGAATGTTCGTGATGAATTAATGGCTGCTGTGTTTTCAGAGACAGACTTAACTAAGATTAAAAGTGTTTACTACGAGCGTGATGCTATCTATTTATTAACGCTTCCTACAATTAAGTTTGTATATTGCTTTGATACTCGTGCTTCATTGCAAGACGGTTCTATGAGAGTTACAGTCTGGGATAGTATTGAACCTAAAGCATTCTTTGTTACTCAAGCAAGAGATTTATACATCGGTAAGCCGGGATATATTGCTAAATACTACGGCTATACTGATAATACTTCTAGTTATCGTCTTGCTTACTATACCAACTACTTTGACTTTGATGCTTCTACAAATCTTAAAATATTAAAGAAGATTGGTTGGGTATTAATTGGGGGTACTAACCAATCAGTAGCTATTAAGTGGGGCTTTGATTATAGTGAGAGTTATCAAGCTACTACATATGCTTTAGACGCTTCTACAGTATACGAATATAATAACTCTACTGTAGATACTATCCCCGGATCATCCGAATATAATATTGCTGAATATAGCTCCGGTATTGTTTTAGATCGATTTAACATTAATGCTGGTGGTCAAGGAACTGTAATGCAGTTAGGCTTAGAAGCAGATATTAATGGAAATCCAGTTTCAATTCAAAAAATAGACGTAGCAATTAAGCAAGGAAAGACTTTAGTCTAAGGACATACTATGGCAAACTATACAAAAGCAACTAACTTTACAGCTAAAGACGGACTACCTACTGGTAACTCAGGCAAGATTATTAAAGGCACAGAGATTGATACAGAATTCACAGCGATATCTTCTGCTATTTCTTCTAAGGCAGATTTAAATAGTCCTGCTCTAACAGGAACTCCTACAGCTCCTACAGCAACTGCCGCTACTAACACAACACAAATAGCTACTACTGCGTTTGTACTTGCAAATGCTATTCCTAGTGGTCTTATTTCAATGTGGTATGGAACAATCGCTACGATTCCTACAGGATGGGTATTGTGTAACGGTTCTAATGGCACTCCTGACCTTCGTAATAAGTTTGTTATTGGTGCGCATACTGATTCTGTTGGTGTAGCGTACTCCACAGTAACTGGAAGCAATACACAGACTGGCGGTACTAAAGATGCTGGTGTTGTAAGCCATACACATACTGCTACATCCGTTGTAACAGACCCTAGTCATGCGCATACTCAAATTGGCACTTCACCGGGCATTGAAGGACTAAGCTCAAATCCGGGATCAGCAGCAGTAGCAAATACTTCAAATACAGGTTCTGCGGTAACAGGAATTACTGTAGCTACAACAATTGCAACGGCTGGCTCTAGCGGTACAGATGCTAACTTGCCTCCATATTACGCCCTTGCGTTCATTATGAAGACCTGAAGAATATAAGACAACCTGTTATTTGAAGTTTATTGCAGCGTTAGGTTTTAAACTTGTTTTACAAGAAGTTAGTTTAAAAGGTAACATAATATATATTTATTATTGGAGTGATTAATCATGTTTGAACAATTTGCAGGTCCAGCTTTTAGCCTAATTGGAGGTCTAATTTCTGGAGGTAAAGGAGCAGATGCTGCCAGAGGACAGGCGGAAGCGCTTCGTGCTGCTGGTCTGCGTTCTTCGGAAATGGCACAGTTCCGTCCTATCGGGATTCGGACTGGCTTTGGTAGTTCTAATTTTAACGTAAACGATCTTGGTCAAGTAACTGAGGCGGGATACACATTAGATCCGCAACTAGAAGCTCTGCGTAATCGATTTACAACAGGGGCTACAGGCTACGACCCTACTCGTGTACAGAACTTAGCCGAGCCTATTTACGGCGGAGCAAGCTCATTATTCAATTTAGGAGGTAATTATCTAGGTGCAAACCCACAAGAGGTTGCAGCGAAATACATATCCGATAGACAAGGATTATTACAACCTAGTCGTGCTGCTGAATTTGGTAGAATCAATGCTCGTAACTATGCTACTGGTCGTGGTGGTTTAGGTGTCAATACAGGAACTGGCGGAGCGCCGTCTAATCCTGCATTACAGGCATATTATAATTCTATCTTCCAACAAGATAAAGCATTAGCTGCAGAAGCAGACACAGAAGCCATGAATCGTATTCGATTCGGTGGAGAACTGTACGGTGCTGGAGGTAAACTTGCTTCAGGCATTCCATCCTTGTTTAGTGGTTCATTCTTACCAATAGAGACACAACTAGGACTTGCTCGTACTGTAGAAGGAATGGGCGAAAGACCATTTGCAATGAGCCAAGAATTAGCTCGTTTACAGGCTGGCGCAGGTGCATCCGCAGGTAATCTGTATCTACAACCACAAGGTGCTGCTGCCTCTTCATATAGCAAATATCAAGGTTATAGTCCATTAGGAGATGCTTTTACTAATTTAGGAAGCACAATGGGCGGTGGTGGCGGATTTGGTAATCTCTTTAGCGGTGGTGGCGGTGGCTATTCTGCAGCTCCTTACGCTCCAACCAATCCCGGTTTCGGTAGTTACGGAGGCGGCTATTACGGCTCTTCTGCATTTTAATTAACAGGAATAATCATGGCTGAAATCGTAAATAGTTTATTTGGTATTGATCCTGCTGCATTGCAACAGCAACGAGCAGTGCAAGATCAAGAAGCGGCTCTAAAGTATGCGTCGCTTGATGATTTATCACGAGCAAGGTATGGAATTGCTCTTGGTGCAAGAGGCATTGGTCGAAGCATTAATCAGTTACTCGGTGGCGATGAGCAACTTAATAAAGCTACACAGGTTAGGCAGTTAGCTTCACAGTTTGATATGACTAGTCCTGAAGGTATAGGACAGTTTGCTGAAGCAGTTGCTCCGTTTGCTCCAGAGGTTGCTCAAGCCGCTATTAAGCGTCGTGATGAGATGCGATTAACTTCTGCAAATATATTCCAAAAGTCAGGAGAGAACATTAATACGCTAATTTCTTCTGGTAAATTTACTCCAGAAAGTTTAGCGGTTTATAAACAAACTCGTAATCCTGCTGATTTAGAGTTAGTAGAAAAAGGATTATCCAATACAAACAAAGAAAAAGTAGCTGGTGCTGTAGAAGCAAATACAATGTTAGAGTTTGGTATTTCTGAAATTGGTAACTATCGTGATATGATTAAAAAAGGAGAAGTACAGTACGGTCCTCTTACAAATTTAACAGCACGGGCTTCCGCAGCTATTGGTTCCCCTACAGCTAATGCTTTAAAACAACAGGAAATAGAATCCTTCTTAATTAGCCAGATAAATGAAGTTTTAAATGCAGCAAAAGGTGTTCAAGCCAAAGACGATGCATTACGAGCTGAACGACAGATTAAAACATATCTAGCTGCTAATAGTAATGACGGAATGGACAAAGCCTTAGAGCTTCTTGAAAAGACCAAGAGGAATGTTAAGAAGGGTAATGAAGCGTATATTAATTCATTGACTGGAGAAACTGCTACTAAAAAACCAACAACTCCTGCTACACAAGGTTCTCCTAAGAATATATATAATGTTGTTCGTAGTCGGCAGGGTTGGACAGATGCTACAGATGCAGAAATCGAGACAGCAATTAAAGCTGGTAAAATCAAAGTCCCTACTGGTAAATAAAAACTATGGCACGATATAAAAATACTGAAGAAGCAATTGCTAATTTAACGCAAAAGATACAGGCTAAACGAAGCGAACTATCTAATATTGGTCAAACAACCGATGCGTCGTTAAAGAAACGAGCTGAAGCCGCACAGGACGAATTAAATAAACTATCTCGTCAATTGTATGTTGCTCAGTTAGGCAATAAAGGAGTAAGTGGTCAAGTCGAAGCTGCTGTGTTGGGCGGTGTTACTGGCTTACCTAAACTATTTACAAGCGTTGCTGATTTAGCCGCTGCGGGTGGTCGTAAACTAGAACAGTTATTTCCAGAAGCTGCTAAGTACCAAGCATTTACAACTAAACAGATGCGTCCCGATGCCGAGTTAACTCCACGAGTTTTTCCGGGGATTGAAGTAACAACTCCTGAAACGGCGCTGGCTTTTGGTGCGGGACAAGGTGCAGCTACATCAATGTTCGGTGGTCCGGTGGTCACAGCTATAGGGGCAACAACTGGCGCTATTGATGAGCGTATATTTGAAGGCGCTCCTGTTACTTCCTTGGTAACTGCTTTAGGATTCTTAGGATACGGCGGTATTCGAGGTATTTCCCAATTTAGGGAATCTAGAAGTTTTAATAAATTCTTACAACAATTAGGACCTGATGAAACTAATCGTTTGCGTCAGTTTATGATTTCTGGACAAGATAGTAAAGACCCATTAATTGCTGGTACTATTAATAAACTACGCAGTAATCCAAAGTTTGCAGAGTTCTTTACTGAGTTAGAAAAAGGAGCAACAACTAAAGTTCTGTCTGGAATGACTCCAGAAGCAAAAGCAGGAAAGATTGCAGAGCCTGTATATAGTGCTTATAAAGAACAGATTGCTCGGTTGTATGATAATATAGTAGGTAAACCTGTATCGACAAAGTTTGATAAAGCATCACAACTAGCAGGAGATCGTACAATCCCGGTTAATACCACAGCAGATAAAATTGATGAACTTATTGAAGGTTTTAAGGCATCAGGAACCGATAGTTCTAAAGCAGCTATTGCGTACTTAGACAGATTTAAGACAAGATTATTAGGAACTCCTGATAGTGTAGGATATTTACCAAAAGACACTACCATTCAAAAGATTCAGGGTAATCTAGCATCGTTTGGGGCAGAAGCGGCAGGGCAAGAAGGAATGCTGCGTAATGTGGCTAAAAACGACCAGCAACGAATTGCTAAAGCATT